AAATCGGACAGATTTGGGGCATGAACGTTTGGCCGGTTTCGCAAGCTACGGGTCTCGTTACTAAGACGAGTGCTTACGTGTTAGACCGGGGTCAGGCTTACGCGATTGCCGAGAAGCGTCCGTTGACGATTGAACGGTATGAAGATGTGCCGTTCGATGTTACGGGTATTACGGTGACTCAGCGGATCGATGTCCAGTTGTTGCGTTCGTCTGCCGTGTCGAAGATTACGTCCACGTAGGAGGATTGGTTTAGATGGCTAATGCTCTTGCAGATGGACTGAATGTCCCGGATTACGTGCAAATCGGCACGGGTAATATGACGGGTTCGATTACGGGCTCCAGCATTTACGACACCGCTGGTCTTAGCGGTTCGCAAATCGGTTCCGGTGGAGTCGGTGTTTCGAACATTGCTTCGCTTCCGGGTGACGTCACGGCTCTCAATCAATTGGCTGCCGTCAAGACTGGTAGTCCTGCTGTGGGTGGGAGATTCATCCAATCGGGTTCGGATGCTTTGACTTCGGGTTCGGCTAAGTGGACGGTGTTCGGCACTGTGTTCGGCGCTGCGCCTCATGTCACCGTCACGAACTACACGTCGTCCAGCACTACGGCTGGTATGTTGAAGGTCGTCGCCGGTTCAATTACGGCAGGCAGTTTCTACACGGAAGGCGTTACGGCGTCGGACGTGTTCGGCTGGATGGCAATCGGAAGCGGATAAGTTTTGTTTTACGTTCCCCTTTTTTGTTTTTTTTGAAGGGGTTCGGGGTTTTTTTCCCTCGGAATTTCATTGATGAGGTGTAAGACGATGTCGGATTTGAAGACGTATTATTTCAGCGGGACTTCTTTAGCAGTGACTGCGAATGGCAATTTGGCTCCGGTTTATTCCGCGCATCCAATTCAAGGCGAATTAGTCAGGGTGGATACGGATTCGCGTGCGGCTGGCAGCGTTTGGTTGTATGAGTCGGGAACTAATTTGCAGTTGTTGAGAAACAACGCGCCGAGCGGTACGGCTACCGTCGTCACGTTTCCAAGGCAGAACATCAGCGATGCGAATTTGACTCGTGCGCTTCAAAGCTCGGTGTCGGGTAATGTGTGGACTCCTGCGGTGACGAACGTGCCGTTGTTGGTTGGTGGAAGCGGTTGGGTTTCCGGGGACTTTGTTCGCATGACGGCGTGGTATCGATAGATGGTTACTTTCAGCGCGGGCAGCGTAGCGACGCGGATTAACGAGCGGTTGCCTAATTTGCCTGCGGGTGCTGGCGAGATTGGTTCGGGGATTATTTTGGCGAATATCGTTACGGACCTCGTGAACGACGTAGTGAATTTTACGGGCGACACGACTCTTACGGCCACGAGTATTCCTGAAAAGTACCAGAATATCCTGATTAGCGCTGGATGCGCGTATGCGGTTGCGAGCCGTAGTGCGCTTGGCGTCGGTTTCAACGTTAGCCTTGGAGAGTTCAGCGTTGACCGGGGGGAGAGTAGTCCTGAAGCGCGTTTGGCTGCGTTTTATGCCAAGCAAGCAAGTGAAAGTTTGCGTTTTCTTGGGAGAAATATTGCCTTCAAAAGCACGTTTTATTAAAATGGTGTAACGAGTGGATAATCTTGGTTCGGGTTTGGAAGTCAGTTTCCGACAGTTCATCAATAGCCAAGGCGTTCCCCTAAAAATTGATTTGCAAAGCCGGACTTATGCGAATGCTGATTATGATGACGCAGCATTCGCAGCTTCGGGGACCCAACAAGCGGGTAGTTGCATAGTTTTGCCGTTGAGTCCCGGAGGCGATGACGCACAGTTTTTGGCCCAAGGCATTATTACGTTGGCTGACAAAAAAGTGTTTATCCCAAGCGGGGTTCAAATCGAGTCGCAGGCGTTCGCGGTGTTCCAAGCTGGTAGTTATTCCGTCGTGCATTACGACACTTACCAGTTGGAAGGGAATACGGTTTACACGCGGGCGTATATGCGGAGTCGGTTGCCGTGAAAATTAAAATCGGTATCGCAGTGGCAGAATTGAACGAATCCAAGGCTAAAGAGGAGCTTCGGAGGCTTGTAGACGAGGTCAGCGTCAGTTTGGAAGCCGAGATAGTCCAGATGATTCGCGAAGGCGGCCAGCCGTATCTTCCGAACGCTCCGGCGACGATTAAGCGCAAGGGTAGCAGCCATCCGTTGATTGACACGGGTGAAATGATGCGCAGGACCCAAACCGACCGAGGCCCGAACCACAACACGGTCACGGTTGACGTGCCCTATGCCGTCCACAATGAGTACGGCGCTCCGGAGCGGGGAATACCCAAACGGCCTTTCGTTTGGCCCGCCATCAACCGGACAATATCCAAATATCGGGATAAAGGCGTCTCGATTCACATTGCTCCTGTCTCTCGATAGGACAATCCAACCTCCTTCCACGGGTTGGAGAGTGCGGGCGGGGTTTTAGCTTTCTCCGAGTTTTTCCCTGCTCGCACTCACCTTTTTATACAGTTTTACGGTGACTGCGTTTAGTCCGATGCCGTTCCGCATTTCGTGAAACGGCTTAACGCTTTCAGCGTGGGATACATGGCGATTTCAGTAGGCAGCATTACATACGACACGTCGTTGATGCTTCGGTCCATCATCGGCAGCGCGATTACGGCCACTGGCAGTTGTTTCACTTCTTTTCCAGAGCGAGCCACGGTTTATCCTTTGGTCACGGTGGAAGTCACGCGCGGCGCGGATGCAGGAATCGGCGGTTTTTACGAAGGGCGGTATATGCCGCTTCGTGCGGAAGTCGTGACTTACGCCAAGAAAACGAAGGACCGCGACACGATTGCCGACGTAGTGTATCAGCAATTGCGAAAAATGCAGTTGAACACGGGAAGCGGGACGACCGGTAGCGCGTTGTTTGATTTCAAGTTAGTGGACGAACGGCACGAGAATGAGACGGGTCGTGAAGGAATCCATAAGTGTATCCAAGTTTTTGAGTACAAATTCGTAGCAGTTCCATAGGTGATTTGATATGCCGGTTTTGCAGGGTAACATGACGCAAGTGAGCGTGCGTAACGAGACGACGTGGCAGACGACGGCTGCGGGAGACCGGGTTCTGCCGGGAATGGGTGTCACGAGTTTTAACGCGGAAGTGGATGAGGGTATTACGGCTGACCGTTATGCCGGTGCAGGTAGCGGGCGCAACATAAGCCGTTTCCAGCGGGGTAATATCGCTATTCGTGCGACGTTGGAAGGGGAATTGCAGAACACGATTATGGCTCCTTATTTCTTCGGTAAAAACACGGATACTGGAAGTCCTACGTATAACCATGCCGTCATCGAGTCGGGTGCGGTGCCGTTTTTTTCGCTGGAAGATGCAAAGAGTGGGACGACGAGTTTTACCGAGACGTTTGCAGGCGGAATGGTGGATGAGTGGACGCTTGCGGGAGCGCAAGGAGAAAAAATCAAGTCCACGCATAATTTAATTTTCGCTACGGGCAGTCCGGCTACTGCTGCGGGTACCGCATTGACGTATCGTTCGGGCGCACAGTTAGACCCGTATCATTTCAACATGACGGCTTTCGAAATTTCTGGCGGTGGGTTCAACGGTCAGTTGTTGGAAGTCATCGGTTTCAGTTGGACTGGTCGGCAAGGTTTGATTCTTCCTTACTACGGAGTAGGTAGTCGGGCCATAAGCAAGCCGATTCCCGACAGTCGGAGTTACGAGTACACGATTAACATGTACAATCCAGTTGCGAGTGGCGGAACGATTTATACGAATTTGTTCCGTGGGGGCAGCGAGTGTAATCTGGATTTGTATTTCCTGCGTTCTTCCGGCGGGACGACGGCTGCTACGGATAAGGTACAGTTGTGGATGAGTGGCTGCAAGACATTGAAGGCCGACCACCCGACGGTTCCAGAAGGCGCGTTGAGTTTCGACGTGACGTTCCAGCCGAGCAGTTGCGGTATGACTACGAAAGACGCAAGCGGGGATTATTTTGCGTATTTAGTTTGAGGGGGTTAATGGATGGATTTTAAGATTGGTTACAGGAAAGAAGGACAAAGGCTTGAAGGTGTCGTAAAGTTTCGTGACGACATCGGTTTTCAAGAAACTTTAGACGTTCGTGAGAATGCGCAAGAAGCCCAAACCGGGACGTTGAAGTATTCCAAATTTATTTTTGGCGTTCTGGATTTGGCGGTTACGGACTGGCCTGGAAAAGAACTGGGTCAGGATAAGTATGGGTTTTTCATGAAGTTGGCTTATCCGTCCGACGTGACCAAGTTGTTTGAATCCATCGATAAAGAAAACAAGTTGACGCCTGAAGAGGAAAAAAACTCCATGTCGCCGGGCGGTTTGGTAGTGCCGACCCCGGCGTGACGCATTGGTTGGTTTGTTATGCGTTGAGTAAAGAGTTTGGTTGGACGCCGGATGAAATACGGGCGATGAAGAATAAGGATGTGTTGGCGTATTTGGCTGTGATGGCTGGCGAAGTCAAGCAAAGGAAGGCAGAACAGTCGAAGAGTGAGTTGAAGGGTCGGTTGTATGGCCATTGATGTCAAAGTGGGTCTGGATTTTGGCAAGATTGCTAAAGGCTTGGATGCGTTAGGCAAGTCTTCGGCGCGTGCAGCGGCGGCTCCGATAGATAAGGCGTTTGAAGTGGCGTTGGTTAAAGCCAAGCAAGCCAAACGGTTGCAGGAAGAATCGGTGAAGATGCAGAAAGCCGGTTTGATGTTTGATAAAGCGACTGGTGGTTTTAAGGAATCTAAGACGGGTCGTTTCGTAGGAGGAGCGGCGGCAGCTAAACGCATGGATAAGGCCGGTGGTGGTTTGATGGGTGCGGCGGCAGGCATGGCGGCTGGCCCGGCAGGTATCGCAGCGGGCGCGTTGATTGGGTCGAGCCCGATTTTACAGAAGACGTTGGAACGCTTGATTAAATCGGTTGCGTTGATTATCCAACCCTTGGGGGACTTATTAGCGGTTGGGTTCGAGCCGCTTATCGCTTTGTTCCGAGAAATCGCGCCTTTGATGCGTGGCGTGTTCCGTCCGTTGACTAAATGGTTGCGGGTTACGTTGAAAGGTTGGGCGGATGCGTTGAAAGAAACTCCGTTAGTCAAGGGTGGTTTGGATAAGAACGACCCGATTAATTTGAGGTTGAAAGAAGCAGGAGCCGCACTCTTACAATTGGATTTTCCTCTTGTTGCTGATAAATTGTATAAGTTTTTCCAGCGGTTAAATGAACTGACTATCCAATTGCCTGATGGTGGTCTTTTGAAAAAGCCGGTGGAAGATTTTTTAAACGGACTTAAAATCTGGTGGGACGACCTGACGGCTAAACTTCCTGACGTGGGTAAAGTCGCGCAAGATTTCTTTAGCGGTATCAAGAACTTGTGGAATTCGTTGATTACAAAATTGGGTCCGGTTGGACAAATAGTAACTGGTTTCTTTGATGTTGTGAAATCGGTTTGGAAAAGTCTTACGGATGCAGTGGGAACCGTGTTGACTCCGATTAAGGATTTCTTCATGCAGTTGTGGGATTGGGTGCAGAAAATCGCGGAAAAGTTGACGTTTAAACTGCCTAAAATCGAGAATCCTTTCGGGTTTATCGGTGACTTGTTTGGCGGTAGTAAGTCGCCTGCCCAGTTGCTTAAGCCGGGTCGTGAAGCGGGTAGGGAGGCTTTGTTGAATCCGCAGCCTCAGTTTTTTGAAGTGAAAGTGAAAGTCGAAGCGTCGCCTGATTTCAGAACGTCGTTGTCTACTGCGGCGTCTAAGGCAGCGCAAGCGCATATCCAGAACATGGCGCAGACGACTACGATGATGAGTTATTCTCCAAGGGGTTATTGACGATGGCAGTACGGTTATATTCATCGGATGGCGTGACGTTGAAATTCACATTCAGCGAGCCGGATTCCGTGAGTTGGGCGTTTGACAAAGTAGGTTTGGACGATTATAATCTGGGCGGCGCGATTCGTCCCGATGCTACGGATGATTGGGGCCAACAGCGTGTCTGGACGATTGAAGGAAAGTTCGTGGTCAGTGGTGCGAATACTCCTTTTTCTTTGTTCAACGATTTGGATACGTTAATGCAGGCAATAGCCACAGTGTATGTTTTGCAAGTGGATTTTCCTAAAGGCGAAGGCGTAACTCCGGGAGTTTATACGGCAGTCGTCTTGTCTAACGGCGGCGTCGGTATCAAGACGTTCAACGGGTCGATTACTGGCGCTCCGCAATTCGTGCCGTATAGCGTGACTTTAACGGAAGTGGTGAGGATTAATTAAATGCTTCAAAAAACCGTTAATACGGATTACGGTTGGAACCAGTACAGTACGTTAAGCAACTTGTTGGTTTCAAACAACACGCTCGTCGCCACTGGGACCGGTACGCCATTTCCTTCGTCGATGAGTGCTTGGACTAACCGCGTGAAAATCACTGTCGATAATACGAAAGTGGATGCGGATTTAACGGATTTTCCGGTTTATGTCAACCTCAACAATTTGCCAAGCACTTTTTTTGACATCGTCCTCTCGAATGGAACGGACATCAAGGTTACGACCTCGGACGAAGAAACAAATTGTCCACGAGAATTGGTAGCTATTGATACGGTTGCTGATACGGGGGAGTTGTGGTTCAAAGCGCCTACGCTCAACAACGCCACGGATACCGTTTTCTATATTTATTATGGTAAGGCGGCTGGAGGAGAAACGAACAACACCGCGACTTGGGAGACGAATTTTAAAGCGGTTTACCATAATTCCGACGCGACGACTTCCACTGTTTCAGACAGCACGTCGAACGCGAATACCGGGAATAAAACAGGTGCAGGTGAGCCGGTTGAAGCGGCGGGTAAAATAGGCAAAGCGCAGACGTTCGATGGAACGAACGACCGGATTACCGCCACCGATTCGACAAGCATCAATGCCGCGTTTACTGGCGATTTCACGGTCAGCATGTGGTTTAAGACCGCTGCTACTCTGACTGATAAAGTCATTTGGAAGCGCACTGATAATTTGAAGGGTTACATGCAGTTGTCGCATTATCCTACAGCGGGAACGTTTAGGTTGTATGATGGTTCTGGTGGTGACCTCGATGCGTTGGATACGACTGCGACGAATTTGAACAATGATGCTTGGCGTTATGTCGCGGCCCAACGTTCCGGCGACACGTTGAACTTTTTCGTGGATGGCGCGGCGAGCGGCACTCGGACGCGCGTAGCTGGAACTTCGGCGGATTCGAACTTGTTTATTGGCTTTGATGGTACGAGCCGGTTCATTGCCATGGCTTTGGATGAATTTCGAGTTGCGGCCACTGCCCGTGCGGTTACTTGGATTAACACGGAGTACAACAACCAAAATAGTCCTTCGACGTTCTATACGGTCGGCGCTCAAGAAACCGGTGCAACGGTTGGTTTCGGCACATATATTTCGCAGACGTTCAATCCGTCGGGTGGTTGGGTACAATTAGGTTGGGTGGCCACTTCGGGAACGTATTCGGCGAAATTATCTATTTTGAATACGGATAATACTTACTTCGCTGGTTATTCGGGCTTGACTGCTGCCACCGTAAATTTAAGCGGTCTGTCGGCGGATACGGCTTACCGTGTGCAAATCCAAATAAGCGGTTTGACCACGACGAATGTTGGAAGTTACTATGTCGGTTATCCGGGTCAGTTCCAAGTACAAGCGGGACTGAACGCCATAATTTTGGACAAGTTAACTGGCGGCGAAACGTATGCAGGAGGCCGGGATAACACGGGTTATTTCCGCGTGAGTGCTTTTGACGCAAATTCTACGCTGCCTTCCACTTACAAGAAAAATGATGAAATACAATTATTCGGTTCGTCCAACATCGGTTCGCTCCAAACCAAACTCATGGGCGGCTATATTGACGACATCCAGAACGATTCGAAGACGCGCATTACGACGATTACCGGCAGGGGTTACGGCGGCAGAATGCAAGAATATTTAGTCAATAAGACGTTTACGGCTATTGAAGTCGGCAGCATCGTCCGCGAACTTGCCGGAAACGTCCCGGATATTACGACGTCGAACATAAGCGGTACGAGCACGACCCCGACAACTTGGGCCATTAATGATGAAGACGTTTGGACGACTTCCCAAAAATTAGCCGACCACGTAGGATACTTGTTTTTCGTTGACAAGAACAAAGCCGCTTATTTCCAACCGGAGGCGTATACGGGTAGTTCTGCTTACAAGGCGTTGTATGGCACGAATATTTTGACGTTGGATCAGACTACTTTAGGCCAGTCGATTGTCAACACGATTCGGGTCTATGGCCAAATTGAAATCGTTTCTGGCTTGGGTAGCTTTACGGGCGATGGGGTCGTAAAGAGTTATGCCCTCAACCAGATTCCTCGTAGTCCGTTAAACAAAGTGCAGACGCCGAGCGGCACGACGAAGACCGAGTTTACGGATTTCGATGTGAATTACCAAGGCGGAACGCTGTTGTTCGCTGCGGCTCCAGGTAGCCAGAACGCGATTTATGTCGATTACAAATATAATCGGGACGTTTTTGCTTCGGCGAACGTTTCTGCAAGCGAGCCGACGTATGGTTCGATTACGAAAAAGATTTACAACGATAGTTTGGTGACTGGCAGCGATGCCCAGACTTTTGCGACGGCTTGGGCTAATGCTCATTCGGGCGCGCAGACGATTTACAAACTGGCGGCTACGCGCATGGAAGCGGTGAATCCCAGAGACGCGGTTTTCGTGTATCACCCTCGGTACAATCAATCGGGTAACTTGACGGTTGTTGATGTCAAGAATACATGGAGGCCCGGTGAGGGTTTGAAACAGGAAATGACGCTTGGTAAAATCATTCCTGACGTAACGCAATTCTTGGGCGGTTTGTCGAACCGCTTGGGACGCATTGAGACGAATTATAAGAACACGGGTTTTGGTACTCCGTTGACTTCTACCCAAACCGAATCAGAGGATTCGGTCGGTAGCGCTACTTGGGTCTGGTATGCATTAGGCAGTGGGGCAGTGGCTCGGAATTGTATTGCGAGAAATGATCAAGATTATGCGCGTCCGTTATGGACGTTGGGTAGTACGGTGACGGTGAACGAAACATGAAGGAAAAACAACCAATGATGGGTGCGCTGGTAGTTTGTGTTTACAACGGCGATGTCCAAACGCCGGAGTTTTTAAAGAAAATCATCATCCGTAAAAACTTGATTGTGAACACGGGAAAGAATTTGGCTTCGCGCCTGCTCGGAGGCGATACTTCGGCTACTTACGCCGCGATTAGTTATCTTGCGTTGGGAACCGGAACGACGGCTGCCGCAGCTACGGATACGGTTTTGCAAACGGAAGTATTTCGAAAACCTATTTCGAGCATTAGTTATGCCGTTACGGGGAAAGTTATTTTTGACACGACGGTTACGACTCAAGAAGCGAATAATTATTCCATTTCAGAACTGGGTTGGCTAAATTCGCAGTCGGCGGGGACGCTTTGGAACCACATTATCTTGACGGGGGGGAACATCATTACGAAAACGTCCGACCGTAGTTTAGCGGTGACTTATACCGTGACTTTTACGTGATGACGTGTTTTAAATAGAGTTTGACTGTGGTTGTTTTATGGTTTACCAAATGATTTCGGGCGAACAAATCACCGAGTCCGATTTTAATGCGATTGTCCACGGCGTGAATGGCTATGGCGTGTGGGGTGGACTCGCGTTTTCAACCGGAGGCGGGCTGTTCGCCATTTATACAGCGGGTTCTTACGTTGACACCGCTGGGGCTTATCGTCAAGTAGCTGCCGGTTCGTTTACTTTGAGCGCGGCTCCGGGCACGGGTTCCGACAGGTACGATTTGCTTTACGCGACTGGTGGCACGATTACGAAGGCCGATGGCGCTGCGGCCCCCTCAGCGAGCGCGTCTCCGAATCCGATTACTCCAAGTGGAGGCATTCGGTTAGCGACGTATAAAGTGACTGCTGGCGTGACGCAGTTGATTCCGACGGGTTTCAAAGACGCGAGAATCCAGTTGCCTGCGCGTAGTCACATCGTGGGTTATGATGCGACGGCTGCTACGACTACGAGCGCGACTTATGCCACGCTCAAAACGTTTTCTTTGACGGCGGCACAATGCCAATATCCGTACTTGATGGTCCGTGCCAGTGGCCGGTTTCTTGCGTCTGCGGTCGGCACGCCCGGTAGTGCGCGTGGTTTTGCTCGTGTTGCTATCGGCGGAACTCTGAAAGGGTACGAACAGCAAGGCTATGTAGAAAATGGTGCTTCTGGCGTCGTCGCATCTGAAGCTCCTTGGAATTTATTGGTCCGATTAGTAGGCGGTACGGATTACACCATCGGAGCCGCGACCACAGTGACGATTGATGGTAAAGCGACGGTTACTTCGACGACTGGCACGGTGCGGTATGAAGCGGCTGAAGTAGTGGGTTTTGATGCATGATTTTTTTTTGAATTGTTTAATTTTGAGGTGAAGTAAAAATGGTGTACGTAACTTTGTTGTATGGTGGCTTGGCTGGTTTGGCTAAAGGCCTCGCGGGTTATTTGAACGCTGCGAAGTTAAGCAAGCTTCCTGAAAAGTTTGACCCGGCGAAGTTGGTTGTGACGGTTGTTTTGTCGGCTGGCTTGGGTGTGTTGGGTGTTTTGACGGGTTTGTTTGAAGACCCTCTTACGTCGGGTTTGTTCGGCACGACGCTGGAGACGTTGTGGAATAAATTGTATCCGTTTGTCTTCAAGAAATGAAGGCGGGTTATGACGCATTTTGCCGGTGATTTGGACGTGGTTGACCGAGTTGGCATCGGGGAGATTCATCGCAATTTGCTTGAAATGCGCATCAGCATAACGGAGTTGCATCATAAGATGGATGAAGTCCGCGAGACTCAAGCGGGTTTTCGTTCCGAACAGAAAGACTTGCGTGAGCGTTTGCGTGAGGTTGAGGCGCGGCAGTGGCAGGCTAAGGTCGGTCTTGGTTTGAGTTTGGCTGGCGTTGGTGCGCTTGTCAAGGTTTTTCTTCCGTAGGGTCTTTTTCTTTTTTTTTTCTTTAAGTTAGTTTAAGTTTTTTCGCTTAATGTGACTTGATGTAATTTATTCGTGTTGTTTTTTTCACCGGCCAGCACCTACCGAAAAGTATATATACGCATACGGCGTATATTATTTACGCTTTGTAGGCGTAGAAAAAGGAGTTGGTGAAAATGGAAATAAAAATTCTCTGCGCGCCGGAAACGACGCTGGAGCAGTTGCGCCTCATCGTCTGGGGCGAGCGCGCGAGCGAAATCCTACGCATCCTGCCCCTGGCGAATGGCGCGTACGAGGTGACGGTGCGATGACCTCTGCGCACGAATACCACCAATTAGGCGAAAGCGGCGAAGGCTTCCACCTCGCTACATGCGACAAGTGCGGAGTCAAGTGGAGCTACGACGACGGTGACGAACACTGCCCTGGCTGCGGAGGCGCAGCCGAATGAACAAACTCTCTGTCTTAGCGGATGCCTTAAGCGAGGCCAATTGCTTGGCGGAACACGATTTGCGTGTAATCGTGGAAATGGTCGCGTCCGAACTGCGCGAAATCGAAGCGGGTGAATTAGATGCACGACTGTAATGAGTTTGAAAAAATCAAGGGCAAAGTAGGCACGCAGTGGCATGTATTCGTGCGTTGCGTTGTCTGCTACAGAATGGTTGAATGGTAAAAATTCGGAGGAGATGAAAATGGCAGACCAAACCGATGCGATTGCTGCGAGTTTAGCGGCGTATTTGAACAATCAGAATCCCGATTCATTGGAAATCGGTACGGCGGCAAAAGGCGGCGGAATTAAAGTCTACGGCAACTTTAGCCGAGAAGCCGAGTTTAAAAACAAAATCGACTCGGCAAAAAAAATTCTGGATTACGCGCGTGAACAATTAGCCCAAGATGCCGAAAAAACGAAGTGACATCCGACTTGTGACGGCCTGAACGAAAGAATCACCAACTCCGTAATTCAGGCCGCCGCACGGAAAATGATAATCCGAGACATGAGTGGAAGACAATTCTTGGGACGGTTGACGCGGTTGCGTTTGCGCGTGTTGACCGCCGAGGATGGGTTGGATTATGTTTCGGATGAACGCGGAGGATTGTTGAGTTATCAGGAAGTCGAGGAATTAGTAAAACAGTTGATGCAGGAGGCGAAATAAACATGGGAGAAACAATCGAAGGAACAGTGGAAAACATAAAGCAAAACGTTATGAAGAACGGTAAGCCGATATTTTTTTATGAAGTCGGCGGAGTGGTTGTGAGTTCTTTTGCGGCGTTGACCTTGGACGAGGTAAAAGTAAAGGTAGGCGACTCGGTGGTAGTCCCAGTAACCCGCAATGGTCAATACGTTAACTATGACGAAACGCAGCAAGTAACCCTCGGTAAAAAAGCGGTGCAATCGGTTCTACCTGCCACGATTCAAGCCGCGACTTCCAAACCCGTTGAGTTCGATTCAAAGAAGGATTTGGAAATCCGGCGGGCCGTGGCTTTGAAGGCGGCGGTGGAAGCCATGAAAATCATCGCAGGGGCTTACTACGCAGAGGCAGATGCGCAGATGATTGAAAAAGACGCGATTAGCATGGCGAAGGGTTTTGAATCCTATCTGCGTGGATAAAATAAAGAGGTGGTTGAAATGGAAATGTATCGACAAGGCGACGTGTTGCTGAGGCGCATCGAAAAAGTAGCTGGTAAGCCGACGGATTCTGGGGAAAAAGTGTTGGCTCTGGGCGAGACGACGGGCCACAAACATATCTTGCGTGGCAACGGAGTGCAGTTTTTCGCGTCGGCGTCTGGGCAAGTGCAAGTCCAAGTCACAGATACGGCGGAGTTAGTGCATGAAGAGCATGCGCGAATCGAAATCCCGAAGGGTTCGTACGAAGTCGTCCTACAGCGCGAATTTGATTTGTTGGATGGCGTGAGGCAGGTGGCCGATTAATGAAAAAACTGGAATCGCTGACGGATGAACAGAGGGCGTTGATGGTCACGGTACGTGATGATTGGGTCAATCTATCGCTGGACGGTAAACCTTCTGACGAGCCAAAAGTGAAAGAGGGAATTGAGTGGCTTTATTCGGAAACGAAATTGGATAAACCGATGGTGTTGTTTGTGGGTTCCCCATTGGGCGCACAGTTTGCGCGAATCGGCATGATGAACCTAACTAAAAATTTAAGCGCTTCCGTGTGCGCTTCCGTGTACGATTCCGTGTGCGCTTCCGTGAGCGCTTCCGTGGGCGCTTCCGTGTACGATTCCGTGTACGATTCCGTGTACGATTCCGTGTACGATTCCGTGTGCGCTTCCGTGAGCGCTTCCGTGTGCGCTTCCGTGTACGATTCCGTGTGCGCTTCCGTGGGCGCTTCCGTGCGCGATTCCGTGAGCGCTTCCGTGAGCGCTTCCGTGAGCGCTTCCGTGAGCGCTTCCGTGTACGATTCCGTGTGCGCTTCCGTGTACGATTCCGTGGGCGCTTCCGTGTACGATTCCGTGCGCGATTCCGTGCGCGATTCCGTGTACGATTCCGTGGGCGCTTCCGTGAGCGATTCCGTGAAACAATTTGTTGATTTTTCATGGGACGATACTTGGAACGACGCGGGTTGGTTGTCTTTCTACGATTTTTTCCAACGGATTGGGGTAAAGTTGCACGACGCTCGTTTTGAAAAATATAGGGACTTAATGCGTGCACGAATGGGCATCTCTATTTTATGTCGCGGAATCGCCATAGTCTCCCGCATGCCGATCGCATTGCATCGTGATGAGCGTGGGCGTTTGCATCATTTATTGAAGTCGGCAATCGAGTGGAAAGACGGCTACTGCCAGCATTACGTCGAAGGCGTATTCTTTCCTCAAGACTTATTCGAAAAAGCGTTCGTCATGAAAACGCTTACCGCAAAAGAACTGTTGGCAGTTAAAAATGCCCAACAAAAAGCCGTGTTGATTAAGCACTACGGCTATGCGCGGATTATGGCCGAAGTGCAAGCTAAACTGTTGGATGAGGGCGAGGAAAATGGAAACCAGTATGGGGTTTTCGAGTTTGACGCGGGCGACTCCGTGACGGCGCGGGTGTTGCAAGTGCAGTGCCCCACTACGAAAGATAAGTATTTCTTAGGCGTGCCGAGGGAAAAGCAAACGGAGAATTGGAAGGGTGCGAGGGCTTGGACGTTTGGCCTGGACGAATTGACGCTGACGTTTGAAACGTGAGTGGAAGCGACGGTGTGTTTGCGTGGAGGCGAATAAGCTTGGATAAGGAGACCGAAATTTTGTTGGTTCAGAGGGCGAAGTATGCCGCCATTCTTGATTCGTTGTTTGTTGCTATTTGTGGGCAAAAATATGAATTCGACCAAAAAGATTGGGTGGAGCGTTCGGAGAAGGGTTTGAAAAAAGAAATAGAAGAGTTGGATAAACAGTTGAAAAAATTGAGGCGGAAGTGAAGTGTACACGTTAGTCAAATGTACGAAGTGTGGTGAAGTCCAAGGCACGTCCGGCAAGACGCGGGCTACTTGCTTAAAGTGTGGTAAGAGTTGGGTCATCGTGCGTGGATGGGTGTATGGCCGGTATGAGTCGGCCAGTCAAGCCGGTGGGTTGCTTAGGGCTTTGAAAAGGAGGGTGATGTTGCTTGAAAACGATGCGAATAAGTGAAGAAAATCATGGACGGTTGGTGAATCTCATTAGTGGTGAGCAAAGGTATTTGAACGAAGTGTTGGGCGTAGTGTTGGATTTTTACGAGAAAAAGAACGCGGTGAAGAAATGAGGCGCTGTAGGGGTTGTGGGTGTATGACGACGGCAGGCAATGATCCATGCGAGTGGTGCGTGAAGAGGGGTTAAAATGGCGGACAAGACTTGGAAGGCAGTCGAACGCAGAGTGGCTCAAGTGCTCGGCGGCCGGCGCAACCCGACATCAGGCGCGGCGGAGTTTCTCCCGACTCATGGGGACGTGCAGTTGGATGGGTTTTACGTTGAGGTGAAGCACAGGGGCCAGATTCCGTTCTATTC